CTTTAAAATATTTAAATATTATAGTATGGCATTCGAAGCTCAGCCAAGGATGGTTGCAGTGAACTAAAACACACACTCTTTTCGTGGACTACACCAACCCATGATGTGATGGTAAAACATCATGGGATAAAGGGTGACCAAACCCAACTGGCATTACTGCCAATTATTAGGGTTCATCCAGTAACATTTTATAATAATCACTGCCATCAGCTTGTGCCAAATGATGATCACATCTAACATCTAAAAGCCAATTGTGATCAAGTTCAGCATCAACTAACTCTGAAACCACTGAGTGAATTGTCCACTGCCGCAACCGCAACTCAATTGAAATCTGGTCATCCGGTGAAATACCCCATGTCCTACTAAAAGACTCCCTGTTAGCATATGTTACAGGCATTGCAAAAGCATCAGTCAATGCATGATGGCCCCAAGCCCGTAACTCACGATTCATACGCATATAAATCGGTTCGTCATCAGCAAATCCAACAGGAAACTTTCCATCACCATTGCGAATACAAGCCAATGCAAATTCCTGCAAGATAGGAACACCAGGCCCAAGAGCCAACTCACACATGCCAACCGCATGCAACATAGACCTAACAAGTTTTGGAACATTCCATCTTCTAACACCACAGCAACCCTGTGACAAAACCTTACGCCAATCACGAATCATTAATGGCTTACCAGATATCCAAACAAGTTTCGTCTGACAGAAGACAACACGCTCAGGCACCGTGGCACGATTCTCAAGTTTAACCTCCTGCCCAAACTCAAGAAAGACCGGAACAAGACGGTCAGTGACACAATGCTCCTCATCTTGCTCTAAAAACAAAAGACAATCATCACCATCATCCAAAAGGTCCCATTTACTCAACCCCAAATGTCGCGCAGCTGCACTAACCATCAAAACCATCAACAAACAATTTCCAAGGGCAGTATTCATATCACCACTCATACGATTGCCCCGAACAAAGTAATAAACCCCACCCTGAGTATGGCAATGGTTTGTAAGCTGCCAAGAAAGCAACTTACAAAACCACAAATCAGGGCACATGCGCCGGTACACACTATGCTCAATAGCCAAAATCGAATCGGCAATATGCTTATCCCACCTTGAGCCATCAAGACTATAAACCACACAATTGCGGAATTGTGACATCTTCTTAAGAAGAAGTCGCGCCCGC